GAAGTAGTTTCGCAGTCTAATTATATTAGGAGAAAATAATATGTGTGAATGTAAAGAATGTAAATGTAACCCCTGTACTTGTAAATAATGGCTTACTCAACTAAAGTACTTGACCATTATGAAAACCCAAGAAATGTAGGTTCATTGGACAAAAATGACCCTAATGTTGGTACCGGAATGGTCGGGGCACCAGCCTGTGGCGATGTTATGAAGTTACAAATAAAAATCAATGAAGAAACTGGAATTATTGAAGATGCAAAGTTTAAGACATATGGATGTGGTTCAGCTATAGCATCAAGTAGTCTCGTAACAACTTGGCTCAAAGGTAAATCTGTCACTCAAGCACAAGAAATAAAGAATATGGACATAGTAGAAGAGCTCGCTTTACCGCCAGTTAAGATTCATTGTTCAGTATTAGCTGAAGATGCCATCAAAGGCGCCTTAGCTGATTACGAGAAGAAAAAAACACAGCGGGAAATATCTATACCTGTTGTTGCAGTATAATATCAATTCGTTATAAAGGAAATAAAACTTGAAAACATTAGACCACACCTGTAGTAGTTGTCAATCTGAATTTGTAGTAAGTTACAGTGAAGAGACCGCTGATGATGAACCCACTTATTGCCCATTCTGTAGCGAATACTTGGCACTGAAGCCTATAAATAAAGATGATGCACCATATAATCCTAATGTAACTTATTAAAAAGGTTGAATCTATATTGAATTGGACATTTAGAGGTAGAGAATTTACTGAAGAACATGTCGGCGAGTATTTTGGAATAGTTTACTTAATCACCAATCTACAAAATAACAGAAAATATGTAGGTAAGAAGTTTTTTACCAAAGCTTCAAGAAAGCAAGTAAAAGGCAAAAAGAAAAAAATCAGAGTGAAGTCCGATTGGGAAGAATATTGGGGTTCAAACAAGGTAATCAAAGAAGATGTACAGAAGGCTGGTAAGAAACATTTTACGAGAGAAATTCTACATCTATGTAAGACTCGTTCAGAATTGTCTTATTTTGAAACTTACGAAATATTCACACGAGACGCCCTAGTCACACACGAATACTATAATGATTGGGTCACTTGTCGCATTAGAAAGGATAACCTTATCTCAAAACCGGACACCATTACTTATAATAACTCATCACCTAAATCCAATGGATACAGCCGAAGTTCACCAAGAAAGTAACATGTTTGCCCAACCCATACTAGATATAGTGTTATAATGAATGAAGAAATCAAGAGAGATATTGAATTATCATTACGCACTTATAAACCGATAGTAAAACATTATTGGTGGATTAAGTTTTCTAACTATAAAGGCAGTATACTTATCTTTGTTGGCTCTATGATGTCAGGGCAAGTAATCACGAAATATTTCAAAGATGAAGATTTAGCTGTTGATTATGTCAATTGGGTTCTACATCAAGACCCATCCACTTACGGACTCCAAAGTTCGCCTCAAAAACACTCGAAATAATGTTATACTCCTTGTATTATGATATCAAATCAATCAACATTTGCATTTTGGGTTAAGTGGTTATCTACGATAGCTGCATGTGGCTGTGCATTAGCATCTGCATTAGAAATGTTCCCACTAAATGTCTGGTTAGGTACTATAGCAGGTATCGGTTGGGTTTACATTGGAAGTCTCTGGCGTGAACCTAGTGTTATCATAATAAATGTAATGATGGCGGTATTATATGGATATGGAGTAGTGAGAACTTTCATTTGATAGTTTTAGGTGAAGACCAAATACCTGATGAAGAAGCTCAAGAGATAGTAGACGACATGGACAGATTGTTTGGTCCTTTACCAAATCCAATACACGAACCAAAAAGAGCATTAAGTTATTTGAAAAGATATAGATATTATCTGATTCAAAATAAACAAAAAATACCTGGGACGGAATAAGGGTATAAATAGAGATGCTCAAAAGGCACTTATTTTAAATCTAATCCCAAAAGGAATGGTAAAATGACTGATACACAGCAACAAGATGACCTTGCTAGTGCTGAGAACCATCAGCAAGAACTAGAACAACAAGAAAAAGAAACTTTATTAAATAATAAAGAAAGAAACAAAAGAATGATTGAAGCTTTTTCATCTGAATAAGCAAATTTAATTTATATTATGGAGTTATATTATGGACTATGTTTTACTTTACACATTTATGTTTTTCTACGAAGCAGTAGAGCAACATTATCAAGCAGCTGCACCGGCGACTGAAATAAGCCTTGTAGTGCCTTCAGAATACCAACCTCAACAAGTAACACTTCTTATCAATGAATAATCGCCAGATATTTAACCGAATCAAAACGGAACTAATAAAATGCCAAGATTCATTGAAAATGTTTTACATACATCTATTTTATTCTAACAAAAGACTGCCTCTTTTATTGGTAGGTTTTGTTATAATAATATCAATGTTATGGACATATCAAGAACCAGAATCTCAAAATGGAATTTGTGTCAACTGTGTAGAACCAGATATTGGTGCAGACAATCCAAAACCAGTTACAGATATTATAGTAAATGGTATAGTTAACCTTAGCAGTGAAGAAACTATAGCAGAACAGGTTGATGATTTTATGTCATCAGTTACACCAATAGAACCGGAGTCAGAATGATAGGTGATTGGCAAGTTACAGAAGCAATTGATAAAATCAAGGCGATGCAGTATTTTGACATAGAAGTGAGTATTGAAAAACCATTTAAGATGCCAAAGAATATGCCATTTCAACTAAAATTTGTTGATGGCGAGGCTGTGTTTAGAGTGTTAGCATCAAGCGAACACGATGCCTATGAAAAGATTTTTAGTTGGCTCAACGACTCGCCAGATTGGACACATGGTTGGTCTGATGATAATGAGGGTGAAGACCCATATGATGAAGACTTGCAGTGATACCACAAAAACCTAAACCTTGGACTAGAAGAGCAATAGAATTGTTTAGTATAGATTCGCCATTTGGTCACAAGGTCGAGAAAGACAAGACAAAGTATAATCGAAAGATTAAACATTCAAAATCAACCAAGGAGCTAGATGATGACAGCAATCAGTGATGCAGATAAGAAAGAAATATCAGGTGCAATGCAAGAGATTAGCAATTGTATGCTAAGAACCAGTGCTGAGAAAGAATTGATGAAAGAAATCGTGAGTAATCTACATGAAAAATTTGAGATACCTAAAAAGGTTATTTCTAAGATGGCTAGAGTGTATCACAATCAAAATTTAGCAGAAGAAGTTTCGACTCATGATGAGTTTGTAGTATTATATCACCGAATAACCGGTGAGGGATAACAGGAGTATTAAATTATGATGAATCCATTTGATAAAGGCGACCAAGAAGGCGCTGTATGGGAATATCTAGATGACTTAGATTTTTATGCAAGCCATCCAGAAGAAGGTTGGAGTTCTAAAAAGAAAATGTTTGAGATAATGTGGCATATTGAAAACTCAATGAAAACATTAAAAGAATTTCCTGAAGAGGCAGAATGGGTCAAAACTCGTCTTGCCAAACTTAAAGAAGATGATTTGACCATGAAGTCCAAAAGAATTAAGTAGTGGACATTAAATGGATTTCAACTGGCTTATTAGTAACAGGTGCAACAGCATTAGCCTTACAATTACCTTACTATAAGTTTTGTTTCCCAGTATTTGTTATTGCTCATGTCATATTAGCATATGAGTTTAGTGTTAAGTATAAAAACTTACCTCTATTTTTACAGAACATATATTTCATTGCATTGAATTCTATAGGATGTTATGTCTGGTTAGTATGAAGAAATACATTCCAGAGATTTTAAAAGAAATAAATAGTGATACATCTAAAATAAAGGATTATGAAGAGAAGAAACCAATTCTCTCTCTTTTATTTAAGTATGCATTTGACCCCGAATATAAGTTTTTGTTGCCAGAAGGCGACCCACCATTTGAACCCAATCCAGATAATATTGGTCTAAATGGTCTGCTAACTGCAGAAATAAAAAAGCTCTATGTCTATACAAAAGAAAATCCAAATATGGAATCTTTTAGACGAGAGATGCATTTTGTTGATTTACTAAAAGATATACATGTAGATGAAGTGAAAGTTTTATTAGCAGTGAAAGACCAAAATTTGGGTAAATTATACCCGAAGATAACAGAACAATTTATAAAAGACTCGGGCTTCTATGGACACGAAAATTAGAGATATTATCAACAATAAGATGAATCAATTAGAAGATTATGTAGATGCAAATATACATGTGACTTCTCCATCTAAGGTTGCGGCTCTTATCACTGAAATCCACCAATTCTATACACAACTTGAACTTGAAGACCGACAATATGTCGATGTCGTAGATGATATGATTAGCCATTATACAAAAGATGACAAAGACCATAAGAACTATTTTAAATCAATCAATTGAACCTCATGAGAATACATTATGCCAAAAATAAAAGTAAACTATAGAAAATATATGATAAACAGAGAGCTAAAAGAAAAGTTCCATGCATTATTGGATAGTATGGCCGTTGACCTAACAACCAATCTTTATGCTGTTAAAGATACTGAGCTCAGAAAGAAATTAAACTTTATAGTGCAAGACTATAGAAATAGAATTTATAAACTGGAGTTGGATGATGCTGCGGAAACTGTTAAGAAGAATACTTGAAACTTTAGTTGATATTGTGGCTTACAGTACAATATTAATAGCTATTGTAGCCGTATTCCCATTCATGGTCATTGGCATGTTTGCATATAAACTGTTCTCATGGTTATATAATGTAACAGATAAGACACTCAAGAAAACTAGATAATGCCTAATGTCTATCGAGAAAAAGAATGTCCCACATGTGGCGAAATACACCGCAAGAAAGGTGCATACTGTTCTAAACCCTGTTCATACAAAAAAGAATTAGTTATGACACAGGCAGGTAAGGACAAAATATCAGCATCAATGATAGAACAACACAAACAACCAGACCGAATCGCCCACGCTAGACTCCTACAGCAAGGCATCGCCGTTAAGGCAGAAGACTTCGCTATAGATGTTCCTGATGTTCGTGATTTAGATGACTTCGAAGGTTACTCAAAAGCTGAAGACTGGTAATTTATCAACAACTTTATAATTCTTATAACAATTTCACTTCAATTTGGATGTAGTTTGGTGTTGCCTCAATTGGGCGCTACCATAGATACAGTCAAGACAGGAGCTGATGTTGTATCTTATTCCACAAAAGGTAAATCGCTGACAGATAGGTTTTTATCATATGCAACAGATAAAGATTGTAAACTATATAATTTGTTTATATATGGATTGATATGTGAAGAGAAGAAACTCTACACAGAAATTGCTACAAGTCCTCATAACTATACTCTAGAGTAATCTACTGCATTACCGCTGGTAATTAAAAAAATACCTGCCGAAGCAGGTACCTTTTCGTGAATAATAAAGGAAAATAAATTATTCAGCATCCATATCAAAACTATATTCATTAGTTTTCTGATAAAACTTTCCAGTTCTTCTATTCAAAACAAACGGAACTTCTACATCATGGTATGCCCCAAGAGCAGGTAGACATCCATAAATAGAGATTCGACTAAAACTTGCACCCTCGTCTGATGCTAATTTAACTGATGTTTTGATGTTATCAAACTCAGAAATAAAGCTTTGAATACGCTTTTTAAATGTAGTAGATAAGCAATAGCCGCTTAAAGTTCCTGTGTGAAGCATAAGACGAACTTC